TGCACCTTGTCGTGTCTAGCCATGCGGCCAGGTCAGAAAAGCCGACGAGCGCGAAAGTACTCATGATCGCCCCCGCGCCAACGCCCACGTTTCCCAAAACACTCAGGAGTCGCTCCCCGAGCGGCGTGTTGGCGTGCTTTTCCAGCAAGGCGTCGTGAATCACCTCATCCACGTTGTAGCCGGCCAGGTCAGCCATCAGGGCGCGATATTCGACACCGCACTTCGCATGGCCGTTCCGCCATCCGCTGACCTTCTGTCGGTCCACGCCCAGCGTCTGGGCAAGTTTGTAGTCGCTCCCAGCACGTGCTGAAGCGGCGTTGATCAGGTCAACCAGTTGCATTAGTAGTCTCCAGCGATTACATTAGCTCCTACGTAGTCGCTTGCGATTACGTAGCCTCTACCGCGAATCATACGCGCCCGTCAGAGATGCCGGGGCGGGACTGGCTAGAACCCAGTCCGATGGTCACTGGTAGAGGGCTCACCTTGTCAACCAGGTCACGCGGCGCCCTTCCTGATTTTTGAGGGCTACTGCCAGAAGCGGCCGTGCTGGGGAGAGGTGTTTGACCAGGTCAAAAGCTGCCGGGTGGCGTGCCCGGATGGTGTCGGCATCTGAAAGGACCGGCTGTCTGGTCTTCAACCAGGTCAAAGACCTGGACTCCTGGGAGGGAGAGTGCCTGGAATGGCACGGCCTTGACGGTGATAGCCCGTGGTCCTCCTGCGTCGTCGTTAGCCGGGATCGTGACCACTGATGCACCCCGGCGTCACTGAGGAAACCGTCATGCAATCCATCATTCAAATCGTCAAGGTCGGCGAGATTCTGGACAAGACGTGGGAAGGCCGTGCGTACAAGCAGCAAGAAGCTGAGTGCCTGCTGCTGGATGACGCTGGCCAGATTGACCAGGTCGGCGTGCTGCGCGTGCCGACTGAGCTGCACGGCCAGGTCAAGACCGGCGTGTACATCGGCTCCTTCGCGTTTCGTGCGTCCCCGAAGAACCGCCGTCTTGAGGCTGTGCTCACGGGCTTGCAGCCCTACGTGGCCAAGCGCGCCGATAAGGCGTCTGCCGCTGCCTGATCGTGCTGCACCGGCTGTCCGTTCTGCTGCTCATGTCGTCCATCGTGACGTGCCTTGCTGGTTGTTCGGCCGGTTGGCTTTATCACGCTGAGGGTTGCCGCTCTTGGCGCTCCTACAGGCTGAACCTTGACGATGGCCGTCGCTGCGCTGATCTACAGGCCCGCATTCGAAAGGCTGGTGAGCATGTTCACAACTGAGCAGGCCCTGACGCTTCTGGCTTACGGCTTCGTGCTGCTGTTGCTGTTCCTTGGCTATATCGCAGGTCGCATGCGCTGATGGATACCTCTGTCACTTGGTACGTCGGCTGGTGCTTGCTGGCCTTCTCCATCGGTTTCTCTGCTGGCCTCGTGCATCGCTGGTTTTTGCAGTTCGTCGAGGCCTCGACATCCGCCTGATCTCCTGCCGCTTTGACTGGGCATCGCTGCGGCTTTCTAACCTGCCCATGGAGTCCTTTATGAAGCTCAATTTCCCCGCATCCTTCGCCGCTATCGGCGCTTCTCTGCTCGGTCTGTCGGCGCAAGTTATGGCCGCTGTGCCGACTGGCGCTGAAGGTGTTTTCACCACGGCCGCCGATGATGCCAAGGCGATCCTCGGTTTCGCCTTCACCTGCATGGCCGCTGTTGTCGGTGGCTTTGTGGTGATGAAGCTGGTCAAGCGTGCTGTGAAGTCCGCTACCTGATCTCTATAGCCCGGAGTTACCTCCGGGCTTTTTCTTGCTGGGGTCTTCGTGTCGCTGCTACGCCTGCTTGTCGCCATCCTGTTGTCGTCGCTCTCCCCGCTTGTCTTTGCACAGGCTGGCAACACGTCGCAGCAGCTGCCCGACCAGCGCTATTGCTACACGATGGATAGCTTCCCGGCTGGGCGCTGCTATGCGTCGGTCGGTGACGCGGCTTCTGCGTATGCGCAGGAAAACACGCGTGTGAACGAGTACGGTGTTCCCCGCACGGTGACCGTCGTTAGCGCTCCTGATATCCCTGCCGGGGGTAACAGCGTCGCTGTCAAGTTCCATAGCAAGTACACCTATCCCACCTATGTGAGTGAGGATGACTTTTCGGTCAGCGCCACACGTTACGGCCAGACGACGTGCCCTGCAAACTCGGTGTCTTCCGGTGGTCATTGCTACTGCTCTGAAGGCTTCAAGCCTTCCGGTGGCGTCTGCGTTCCTTCTGCTGGTCCGTGCGACGCGAAGAAGGGCACCTCTGAGTATTTGAATTTCACCATTGGTTATTCCCGCACCTCAGGTAAGGGCGAGGAGTCCGCGTGGGAAGCTCACATCATTCAGCGTGGGCTTGATATGAATGGCGCCAGGGTCTGCGATGGTCAATGCAGCGGCACTGCCGCCTTTGGCCCTGATACCAAAAGCTGGCAAGGTACTGAGCCAAATACTCAGGGTCTGTACAGGGTCTCGGTGGATTACCGCGTCACCTATGACGGGAGCACCTGCAAGCCTGCCGATAAGACGCCCGCCATGGATTCCTCGGCTGAGGGCGGCAAGTGTGACGGCTACGTCGGGCAGATCAACAACAAGACTGTCTGCGTGGGCAAGCAAGGCACCGCCGACACGTCTATCTCTGCGCCTACTCCTATCCAGTCGGGGAACCCTGCTGCAGGCAGCAATGGTTCATCGTCGCTGCCCTCGCGAACTGGCGGTGCGGGTGATTCTGCTGGCGGTCCTGCTAGCCCTGGTGACGGCTCAATCCGTGGCGGATCGGGCTCACCCACTAATGGGAGCGGCGGCACGGGCGGCGGCGGTGGGGCTGTCGGTGGGTCTACTGAAATCAAGATTGAGACCTGCGGCGGCAGCGGTCAGCCGCCCTGCAAGATTGATGAATCGGGCACTCCTGGCGGTCAGGGTGCATACAACGGCGCCAACTCGGCGCTTGACGGTGCCATGACCGGGCTAGATTCCGCGATCCGTGGTGCCGGCAACCGCTCTTCCCTCCCCTGGTCGCCTTCTGAGTTGCTGCTCCCATCCGCAAGCTGTGAGGTGCAGCGGACTGAGACCCGGTTGGGGCCGTTGACCTTCGATGCTTGCAGTTCTCCTATTGCGCAGCTGTGGCGTCAGCTGCTTGGCTGGTTGCTCTACATGTACACGCTGCTCTACGCCTGGAGAACGGCAGGTGGGTCGATTGGGAATGGGGGGCGCTGATGCCGTTGCTTGCAGGTCTGCTTGTTTCTCTCTTTGCTGGCTTGGCTGAGTTCCTTGCCAAGTACGTCACCAAAAAAACGGCGCTCATCGGTGCCGCCATAGCTACGTTCGCTGTGCTCACGGTAGCGATGTGGGGCGCTATGACGCTGGCCCTGGTCGGTGTCTCTATGTCGTTCCCTGGCGGGTCTGCCGTTACTACAGGCGTTTGGCTCATGGTTCCTGATAACGGTCCGGCCTGCTTGTCCGCCGTTCTCGCCATGGATACGGCCGCCTACCTGTACCGCTGGAACGTCGAGAACCTGCGGCTCGCTTCGTACGTGACCTGACCATGGCTGGTTACTGCATCACTGGTACGCGTGGCGCTGGTAAGTCTCTCGTCGCTGTTGCTCGAATTCGCGAGTACATCGAGCGCGGCCGCCCAGTCGCCACAAACCTTGACCTGTACCTGGATAAGCTGGTCAAGGCGCCCCCTTCTGCGCCTGTTATCCGCATGCCAGATCGTCCCAATGCCGATGACTTCGAGGGTTTGCCCCTTGTGCACGATACCGGTGACGAGTCGCTTAACGGCGCTATCGTGCTTGATGAGTGCGCGGTCTGGCTCAATGCGCGTGAGTGGTCCGGCGGTGACCGTCAGCGCATCATTGACTGGCTCTTGCATAGCCGGAAGCGCGGCTGGGATTTGTTCTTCATCGTCCAGGACGTGGGCCTGCTGGACAAGCAAGCGCGGACCACACTGTTTGACTACAAAGTTGTCTGTCGGCGTCTTGACCGCCTCAAGATTCCCTTCGTCGGCTCCCTCATCAAGTGGCTTTCGCTCGGGCTCTTCAAGGGCACCATGCCTAAGGTTCACATGGGAGTGGTGAGCTACGGCTTTGGTCCCGGCTCTCCTCATGCTGACACCTGGTTCTACCGGGCTCATGACCTATACGCCGCGTATCGGACTGGCCAGCTCTTCATGGCTGATCGTGACGCGGGTAATGCTTGCCTCCTCTACCCTGCCCGCCCGCCAGCTGTGCCGCGGCGTGGCGCTCGTCCTGAGCCAAAGCCCAAGCGGCCCGAGGTTGAGGCGCTGATGGCCTTGCCTGATGCTCAGCGCATTTCAGCCTGGCGGCGGCTCGTTGCTGATGGAGCGATTTGATGCGCGCAGACTACCTCCTCAAGACAGGCCCGGTTGTCATCGCGGCCGCATACGCATGGTGGGCCTTCGGCCCGGATTACTTCCTTCGCAGCTGTGCGTCCCAGACCAGCAGCCTGCCGGCCTGCAGCGCTGCTTCGTTCCGCGCAGCGGGCGAAGCGGCGCGCAGCGCCGCTAGATTTATTCCTAGGACACTTCAGAACACAGGGGGCTTCGATGCCTGATTCCATCGATGTTTTCTGCCTCTCCGATGGCACGCCGGTGCATCGTGGTGACCTGTCCCGTGTCTGGTGCGGCGAGTGCATGGGCCAGGGTCACGTCTTGGGCGAAGGCCCTGCCGGTCGCCTTGTCTGGCTAATGTGCCCTGAGTGCGATGGGCTCGGCTGGTTCCCTGACCGTCCTGAAGCTGCTCAGGGCTCCTAAATGAGCAAGGCGCGCTCCTGGTACCAGCTGGACCTTTTTGGAGCGCCTGAGGTCGAGATAGACGCCCGCACGGGCGAAGCCAGAAAAAAGAAAGCCCCAGCGACTGCTACCAACAGTCCCGGGGCCGTGGCCACCGATCAAAGGAGGATCAATGGCACTGAGGCTTATAGACGGTTGGCTGTTCGAAAGCAAGCCATCCGATGAGTTCGAGTTGCGAGTTCATCATCTTGGCAATGGTCACAAAGAAGCGGTTATCCAGCGCCAGGACGTCTGGGAGGAGATCCGGCCGGCAACTGCGGACGAGCTCGAAATGTGGGCCCGGGAGCGTGAGGAGGGCGAGGAGGAGCGTCGGGAAGCAAATCGCCTGCGAGCTGCTCGTAGGGCCAAAACTAAAGTGCGGCGCCTGGTGAAGGTGCTCGGACTGGATGCTCTCCTGACCCTGACCTACAAGGGCAACATGCAGGACCTCACGCTCTGCAAGGCACATATGAAAGAGTTCGTGCGTCGCATTCGTCGGCTGCTTCCTGGTTTTGTGTACGTCGCCGCATTCGAGCAACAGAAGCGTGGTGCTTGGCACGTCCATATGGCCATCCATGCTTTGCCGCGTGACCTGCCTGTGTCAGGTGTCAAGGTGAAGTCATTCAACGTTGTTCGTGCCGTCTGGCGGTCGGTCGTCGGCGACCTTGGCGGCAACATTGACCAGGCCAGGCGGAAGCGCTGGTCTCGGCAGTCGTCAGGCAAATTGGCGGCCTATCTCTCCAAGTACATGCTTAAGGCATTCCATGAGGGTGACGAATGGAGTAACCGCTACAGCGCCAGTGCTGGCCTTCAGCTGCCAAAGGCGCAGGTCGTGCGGTTTCGTTCGTACGCTATGGCTGACCTCATTGCGCTTGCTTATGAAGAAGTCGCGCAGGGCGTGTGCGAATGCATGACTTGGCTGTCTCGTTGGGGAGACACGTTTTTCCTATCAACTGAGTTGGCTTCTGCAATGAAAAAACCCCCGGGCTGTTAGTCTCCGGGGGTCAGTCTTTGCAATGGTGATTACGCTCGGGCGATTAGCGTTCGGCTATGCAACAACCTGCACCTTGT